AGTCTGTCAGAACTTGAAAATATGATGCCATGGGAAAGGGAAGTTTACATTGGATTGTTGATGACTCACTTGAAGAAAAAAGCAGAACAGAACCAACAGGATTATTAAGAAATGGCCAGTAACTTACAAGGACTATCAGATAGACTACAGACTGCCCCCAATAATGGGCCAGATCCTGTTGTCGACCGTCTGGATGAGGTTATAGGTCAAGCAAAAGACATCAAAAAATTATTGAGTTCGTCTGGTTCCGGTGCGGGGAAAGAAACTCAGTTAGAAAAGATTAAGGAAACTACAAATCCTTTGTCAGTGACTACCGTTGATGGCGAAAAAGCGGCCAAGATTTTGTCCGCTGCCACAGAAAACATAAGCAAAGACTTAGAGCAGTATACAGACGAAGAGCGTAAAATGCTGACCGAACTTGTCAAAGAAATTGGCAAGTTGACCGAAAAGAACTTAGAAGGATTCAATAAAGGTATCAAAGAGGTGCTTGCTCTAGCTAAAAAGGGGCAAGCCGTTGCACAGGCTTCAGGTAATACAGACGCCGCAACTAGATTTGCGAATGCCGGAAAGGCAGCTAAAGAGCAATATTTTCAAGCGAATGATATGGGTCTTAAAGGAAAAGAAGACACATTTAGAAATCGCTTGAAGCGTGCCGTTAGTGGCAAAGACACAACAACGGGTACTGCAATTCCAAAAGGATTTGTAAAAACTCAACTTGAAGGCGCAAAAAGAGTCTTCACCGGAAAGCCGGGCGATCTCAGATATGACCTTTTCACTTCCGATAAAAAGAAGAGAACCGAAGCTAGAGACAGTATGGGCGTGGCCCAAGAAGCGGAAAAATTAACTGATCTGACTACAGAACAGAAGAAACTACTGGCCGATAGAGGAATAGCGCCTGCTTCTGAAAAAGATATATCATATCGTAGAGAGGGGAAACCGGTATCAAAAGATACTATCAATCAAGAACTTCAAAAAGATTATGATGAGAAAAAGGGCGCATCGGTTATTCTACCTGATAAGCCAACCACAGGAGCAGTAGCGGCTGGTATAGAATCTAATGTAGCACAGCCAACTAGCGAACTGCAAGAAGATGCGGCTGGAATGTCAGAGAGCCCGGTTGTAGATGCTATCCAAGAAAATACGAAAAAGCTAGACGAAATATCTGATACATTCAAAGAAGCAAATGAATTATTCTCTGCAATAAAAGACACAATAGAAAAGATTGCTCAATCGCTTGAGAGTTCTGGTGGTTCAGACGGATCAGGTGGCGGTGGTGGGGGAATCGATATCGATTTGCCTAGTCGCAGAAATCGTGGCGGAAATATTCCTGGTGCGCCGGATGGAAGCAAGCAGTCAAAATCAGAAAGAGCTAGAAGTCAACCGAGAGACGCCAAGGGTAGATTTGTCAAGAAAACCCCCGATGTTCCAGCTGGTAGAAAATTCGGTAAAGGAAAAGGTATACTTGGCGCCCTAGCCGTTGGCGCCGGTGCTATCGGCATGGGTTCAATGATTGCTGGTAACGATAATGATGGCGGTGAAAACTTAGCTGGAAATAATGCCACAAACATGGCAGCGAACACCGCAATGACGGCGGCCGAACTTGCACCCACAGCAAAGACGGCTGAAAAGGGTGCGGTTAAAGCAGGCGAGAAAGTTGCTGCTAAGGGTGCAGCGAAAGTAGGTACAAAAGCTGCCTCCAAGGGAGTAGCAAAAGTTGGTGCAAAAGCACTTGGCAAATCACTACTAAAGAAAATACCAGGAGTGGGTCTAATAGCCGGTGGAGTATTTGCTGCTCAAAGAGCTATGTCAGGCGACTTCGCCGGTGCAGGACTAGAGTTAGCATCTGGAGCAGCCGGAACTATTCCTGGTGTGGGAACAGCCGCCTCTGTTGGATTAGATGCTGCACTGGCTGCTAGAGATATGGGAGCACTGGGCGGTACACCAGAAACACGTGCCGCAGAAGCCGCACAAAGTGGGCAAGCACCAAAGGCGGCAACACAACCAAAACAAACAGCTAAAGTCCAGGGTAAGCCAGGCGGTGGCATATTCAGTAAAGCAGCTGGATTTATGAAAAGAAATCCACTAATGACTGCGGCTGGTTTAGGTGGAGTCGGCCTTGCCGCTGTTGGTGCAAAGAAGGCTTACGATTACATGAGCGGTGGCGGAGAAGAAGCTAAAGTTCAATCAGGACAAAATCCTGATAGCGGCATCTTAGAAAAGGGTTCAGAACAAGCTAAAGACCAGATGAAAGTGAATGTTCCTCCTCCAACAATCATCAATCAAGGTGGCGGAGGGGGCGGTGCATCCGAAAGCTCCTCTGTACCAAATACTAAAACTTATGTTAGAGATGATGAGAGTAGTTGGATGAGATTTGCTCTAAAACGAGCAATGGCATAAAAAAGGGGCGCTTAGAGCGCCCCTTTCTCTTTTAGTCGTCCGCAAGACTTGCGAAGTAACTCATATTATCATCACTCTTTTCATCATTCCAAGGCGGAGTTTCTTCGGTTGCCTTAGCAGCCGTCTTCATCTTGGTTTCAACGAAGAGTTCATCTTCTGCATCAAGCGGATTTACCTTCTCTGCGGTGGGCACACGGGTACCACTACCTAGAACAGTATTCAGCTTGGCTTTGAGTTCGTCATAAGACTTGAAGTTCGAAGGATCGAGAAAGGCAGCAAGTGAATGCGTCTGCTTCCAGACTGCTTCCAGCTTATCCTCATTTTCATCAAGTGGCGTATTACCATCAAATTCTGACTTATCGTAGTTACGATAGCCTTCTACCTGACGAATACGGAGCTTGAAGTTAGCGCCTTCCCAAAGATCAAACGGATTAACCGGCTTTTCATCTTCAAAGGTAGGCTGCATTACGTCCTTGATCTTGTCAAAAATCTTCTTACCAAACTTATAGAGAAAGACCTTACCCTCGTTTTCAGGATTAGCGGGATCCTTGATCACAAGAACGTTAGAGATATACGACAAGCGGCGCTTCTGCTTACGAGCGATTTCCTTGTTGGCTTCGACACCCGAATTCCAGAGTTCTGAATTGAGTTCGCCAAGAGGGTCTGGCTTGTTAATAGTGGTCAACGAATTTTCGATATACCACTTACCAGTCGGGCCCTGGAAGCCGTGATCATACACACGAACCCAAGGAAGTTCTTCGCCTGGAGGAGCAGGAAGAAAACGAAGAACAGCCTGACCATTGCCAGCCTTATCTACAGAAGGCTTCCAGAGGCGATCATCGTCGCCGCGCTTTTCGTTTGTGGGATTTGCAATCTTTTCGACTTCTTTCATAAGTGAGTCGAAGTTGCCACGGTTCTTACGGAGTTCCGAGAGAGAATTAAAAGACATATTTGTATTCCTTATTTTGCGCTGTATTGCGTTGTATTGCGTTAATATTTGCGTTGTGTATCATAATCATCGTAGTCGTCAAAATCTTCTTCTTGACTACCAGAGTATTTATACGGGTTTTTGCGGTGCTTGTTGGATTTGTCCACACCTTTACGAACTTCTTTGACACGAGGTTCGTAATCGAAGTCTCTACGCTTAGAATGACTCATTTAATAGACCACTTGGCCTTTCTCCTTGATCCATAGTTGAGAGAATTTGTCTTTGTCAAACTTAACAAAGACACGATACTTTGTTATCAAACGAGATACATCTTTCCATATAAAATCATTTGCTAACACAGTATTATTACTATACACAAAATTGAACAATTTGTCAAGAATAATTAGGGTTTCAAGACTAATTTTTTTACCAAGGTATAGTTTTAATGCTAAGGGATGTTGACCATCACTAATCAATGGATCAACATTTACTTTTTCAGCCTCTAATATCAGAGTAGAGATGTCTTGTGTGAACAGATATGTCAACTTCTCTTTTCTAGCCTTCCAGTCCCGATACACGTTATCGCTTTCGGCATCGAAAAGACCGTTATGTCCATTGACAAAGTTAGCAACGAAATAATCTACCATCTCAGTAAAGGTAAATCGTTTGGCTAACTTGCGAAACAACAGAACATCCTTACGTTTAAGGAATGTTTCTCTCTTACATCTAACGCCCGATTTCGTTTTTGTGATATCGTAATCATCAGAAGTAAAATGAAGTTTGAGTGACATGTAGACACGATAAACTTCGAAAGAATCCATTAGAAGGGTAGCTTTCCATCCTTGCGCTTCAACATATTTAGTTCTTCTGCTTCCGCACGAATCTTTTCTTTGAGTGAAGTAGTTAACAGAACAGATGCTGATTCCATTTCTATATCATTCTTTACGCAATAATCAACTAGCAAGTCCATACACTGTAGACCTGTTGTCGATGCTTGCTTCTCAATAAATTGAGAAAACTCAGTAGAAGTTCTAAACTTCTTCGTAATCAGAAATTCGTTGCTGACTTCATCTACCACTTGAAAATCCTCGACCATAAAATTGTGTTCCACTCATTTCATTTTTATCAAAAAGATACCAACAAGCATTGTCCTTGCCAGTAAACTTACTATCTTCAATCCACTTTACTCTACCTATGGCCACAACCTTACTACAATATTGTAGATAGGGTATTGCTTGTTTAGTATGCATCCAATCAGCATCAAAGAGAAGCCACGTAGGACGAATACTAGCAAACCTATCAATCAATGGATGTAGTATCCATCTAGACCAAGGGGGATTAGTTATAATATACTCGGTATTTGCGGGAATGTCAACAGTTAATGCATCATATTTTTCAATAAAAGTGTCTTTGGGATCGAGATCAGAAACCAAAGTAGCTACTGCATTACTGTCTGTTAAGGTGTCGATATGCCTACAGAGTCTACCGTCGCCGGCACAAGGCTCAGCGAAGGTAAACTCCGAGGGAAGAAAGGGTAAGAGAGGCTTTACTGCATCCAACGGAGTCGGATAGAAGTCGTTCTTACGATGTTCAAAGTTGCTTCTCTTACCCATTCATTATCCTGCATAAAATATATGATCACCAATTTTAGCTACTCTACGAAGATTCCAACCTGGATTTACATAGTCGGCATGGTAGAATAGAACATTTTTTCCTAATACGCCATGATTAGCCCCTGCGAACAATACCTTCTCAGCCACTCTTTTGGCTTGTGCGTATTGTTGCGCACTGCGCACACTCTTCTTTCCTTCGCACACCCACGAGAACTGACACACACGTTTTGTTCTCTGGTATACAACGGAGCATACAGATTTAGGAAACTTGGGGCTATTTACCCTATTGATAGTAACGGCCGCGACGGCCAATTTGCCTTGTGTAGACTGGTTACCAGCCTCATAATAGATGTTGTCTGCGAGACACTTCAATTCTCTATTATTTGCCAGACGAATATTTTGTGTCTGGATTCTTTGTTGTGTTACTTTACGTTGTTGTTCTTGGGCATCTTCTTTGATACCCTGGATTACTTCTCCGACGCCGAGGGAATATTCCCTTGCTTCTCTTTCGATGGCAGTTTCAGCATATGAATTAATTCCATATAAACTATAACTTAATAGTGTAATAATCGAAAGAAACTTGAAAAACTTCTTATTAAAGGAAGTCATCTTATTTCCATTTTTTTGTTATACTTGAGAGGGTATTAACCAGTGACTCCCCACACTGATTGTCCGAAGACAAAAAATGACCCATTAATGGGTCATACAACTATTTAGCATTCATAGGTTCTTACATCACTCATTTCATCGTATATACAGAACAGGTAATAGTTTTATTCTGTTTCGAGGGAAAACTATCAAAAACCCAATGAGATTATGCGGCTAGCGCATATCCTGCAAAGGCAACGTTATCGTTTGCATTTACGTTTTGTGGCACTTTGCCAAGCAATCAGTCTCGAACCGCCCTATTACACGAAAATCGATATCCAGGTCACCCCCATCAACTACCAAGTGCCGAATTACATACGCAATTCCCGTGCCAAGCAAACTAAACACTTGATAGATGGTGGAGGTGCGGGGAGTCGAACCCCGGTCTTTCCGCCTTTATTGTTGATTGTCAACAACTGATAATCTATATATAAGACATAAGTCCTTATTTGTCAATACCTTTTTCAAACAAATCGCGAGTTTCAATAAGTTTTTTAGCCCAGTTGTCACGCTTTTCTATGAACACCTGAGGCTCGTCACCGTCTACGGCAATCAAGATGATGAGATAGGGAACAGGAATACCAGTCCGTTCTTCATACATGATTGCATATGCAGCGGTCTGCATAAAGTAGGAACTGATATATTCCTTCTTCTTGGGCCGATTGGAAGTCTTAAAGTCGATTACAGCCCGAGTACCGTTGTATTCACCGATACAGTCAACACGACCAGCCATACGTAAGAAGTCGCTGTATAATGCCAGCTCTTGGCAATGAATGTTATCGATAGGCTCAAGAATTGACTTAAACTTAGTGAACATTTCCCTGTCGAGCAAGGACGCTTTTACACCATCAAAATCAACTTCTTCATTCTTTAGATATGCTTCGGTAAGTGTGTGGATTTTAGTACCACGAGTAGAAGCCTGCTTAGAAATACGATTGGCTTCTTCTTCCCCGACACGCTCACGCCACTTGTTGATTGAGTCTTTGTTTAAGACCCCTAGAACGGTGGTAGCAGAGGGATATCCAACACCTGCGGCATTGACGTAAACTCTGCTACCATCTTCTCTTGTTTCATCTTGGGCGAAATCAGTATAATCATAGATTGTTTTGAACATATACTCTTATAACATGATTCTCATAGTTTGTCAAGTCTTTTATGCGTATCTCTCCTCATATTCTAGTCTGGCTAGAATATATTCCTTAACCAATTTGGACCTTACTATATCATGAACAGTAAACTCTAGTGTTTTGAACGAAGGCATTAGTTCTGCGATAGCGATAAACTTTTGAAGTCCCGACATATCGTTCTTTTTATATAAATCAGTTTGACGGAAATCTCCGCAAAAGATGATCTTTGAGTTTCTGCCAATTCGGGTCATAATCGAATTGAGTTCCATATCCGTCATATTCTGACATTCATCAACAATGACGATGGAATTATCTAGAGTGATACCACGAACAAACGAGGTGATCATAAAGTTCACCGACTTTTGTTCTTGCAATCGCTGAAATGGCTGGATATGATTAAACAAATCCTCGCAGATTTCTACATAAGGTAACTGATAAACTTCTGTCTTTTCTTTTTCATCACCCGGTAGGTGACCAATTTCTCTTGATGGAACAGCAGAGCGGACTATTACTACTCGCTCAAATACTGTTTCTGGATCTAGTGCTTCTTCTAGTGCCTTAAAAAGCGCGATGTAGGTTTTCCCTGTTCCTGCTACACCGTGTAATAAAATTGCTGGGGACTGTTGGTCGTAAAGTTCAAAAAATCGTCTCTGATTAAAGTTTTTTGGTTGAATATTTTTTAGGTCTTCGTATTTTACTTTGCATAGCTTACTCTTCTCTAAGGTTACAGGAGCATCGTTATTTGAGACAACTTGTAATGGGATTTGTTTTTTTCTTGCCATGACAGTCCTTTAGGGGGTTTGAGTTGATACAAAAAAGGCGACCCTGCTATTGCAGAGTCGCCGAGTGCCAAGGGAGGCACGATAGCTGGAGGAGGTGAGATCGGTATAACTGTCTTCATGTAGTTATTTATTGTGTTGCGTCTTTCCACCAGCTAGGAATATCACGATTTTTCCATTTTGCCATAGTTTTTTTCGCACCGATATAATAGTTACGATATGACTGTAAGGAGTCGCCCGATACTTTATATTCATCTGGCATAGCAGGTGTCGGTTGTGTTAAATGACTTACAGGAATATTTCTGGGCGGCTTGCGAAGAAAATAAACTAGTCGGTCAGTGGCATGAATTCTGCCATAGCGATGAGTGTATTCTGTAAGCAGGGATTGGAATAGACACATAAGCCAAGTATAATTATTGTTAGACTGGCGAACCCAGACAGCACTCGGATGATTGATATGTGTGGCTTTGTAGAGAACGGTTTCTAGCGTATTGTCTTCCATTCGCCATCTCTTGATTGAACGGCCATTAGCAGTCTTGTCCAGATATTGTTCACCGTCAATTACACGGTGAGCGGTAGATAACAGTTGTGCATATTCTATAATCATCTTGACAACATGCTTGTCATTATGATATTCAGCGCACTTGGAAACGTCACGGTCCAAATAAAAGATATTCATGATATATTAACTTTCTTCAATAGATTCACGTATGCAGCGTATATGCTCTTTTGCTACACTTGATATTATATCAGATTCCCTCGCAATGTCAAGACATTCTATAACTTCAATTGGGTCCATTTCTAATAAATCGTCCATCATGTTTCTTTCTGGTGTAACTCCGAAAGCATTTACGCAAAATAAAACAATCTCAATATCGGCATCCGTATACAACGGTATGCGATAGCGTCTAGGTTCCTTACGAAACTTGTCTGGAAACTTTAGAATATTATTAGTCATGTTAATATTTATTATGAAAAGACTTTCACGCCATATTTCGCTTCAAAATCATCAGCATCTTTAAAGTTATTCACCATTGGCATACCCTTGATATTGAGACTTGTATTCAATAGCATTGGACAACCGGTTTCTTCATACCACCTACTAAGAAGGGCATATAGTCCCGGGTGTTGCTCTTTTGTCACAGTTTGGACGCGAGATGTCCCATCAGCATGAACAATAGCAGGAAACTGATCAGGATATTTACATCTTGAAGTATATTGCATATAAGGGGAGTCTTCCCATGACATTTCAAAGTAGTCTCGCGCACGTCCTGCCAGAATGACTGGAGCAAATGGGCGAAATTTTTGACGCTTTTTAATAGCATTTACTTTATCCTTAATGTCATGACCTCTTGGATCAGCTAGAAGGCTGCGATTACCTAATGCTCTAGGGCCGAATTCTGCTTGACCATTTGCAACACCTACTATACCAGTCTTATGCAATTCTGTCAAGAGTTTTTCTACCGGATATTCTCCTCCCATATCTGCGCCGAGATATGGACCCTTCCATTTCAATTTTTGTCTGTTGTTAGCTGCAATCGCACCCAAGGAACTTCCTGCATCACCCGGATTTGGCATAATCCAAACGTTCTTGAAGTATTTTCTAGCAAGATGATTTGCAGAACAGTTTAACGCACAGCCACCCATAAGAACAAGATTATCTTGTGCGGCATCTTTCATTTTTGCTCGTATCAGAAGTTTTTCGAATTCTTCTTCATAGACTTTTTGAGTTGCCGCAGCGACACTATAAATGTCCAGGTCTCCGTCATCTGGCCGCCACCAGCGACATCCACGATGCAGGTTCTCAGATTTCCAAAGATTTTTTACTTCATCATAATACTTTCCAGGATCACCATATGCTACCATTCCCATTAAGATATATTCGTCTTCATTGGGCTTTAACCCAATTCTATCTGTCATAGCAGAATAGAACAGACCCAAAGACTTAGGATAGTCCATAGACCATTTCTTTTTGAGTTTACTACCAGAGCATTTCCAGATTGACGCAGTATCGAATTCACCAATAGCATCAATAACAAGAGCGGTTGCATTATCATACGGCGAAGTATAGAAGCCAGCCGCGGCATGTGATTCATGATGAAATGCAAATTCTACCGGAATATCTTTTAGTCCGAAAGCAGCAAGATATTGTCTAACGCTAAATCTAACCATGCCCTGACCCGCAAGCAATCGTCTCATAGCTCTAAGTTTAGGTTTTTCATACCAGTGAATTTTTTCTGGTTTACCAAACATCAATGCCGCGCGAATTAAATCTACATTCAAGTCTTTGTCATTTTTGATACCCGAATACCGTTCAGCATGAGAAGCAAATAAAATTTCACTTCCATCAACTACTGTCAAAGATGCATCATGTGCTGCTGCGGATATACCCCATTCAATCATAGATGAACGGATCCATTTTACGTAATTCTTTAATTCGTTTTAGATGCTTTCTTCTAGCAAAATATGAATTAATTTTTTTTATCAGCCATTTTAACATAAAGTAACTCCGTAAAGTATAAGTGTGTAGCAATAGAAATTATCTCAATTCAATGTCTCGCAGTTTGCTCCAAAACCTATGACCCGAGTTTTTTCTGGTAACAATTTAATAAAACTTTTATACCTAGCTTGTGTTTCTTTTAGACCATAGTATCCATTGCTGAAATCAGTGCAAAATATATTAGAGATGTTAATTAATCCATTTTCAGATAGATGTGAACAAAGAGTTTCGGGAGAATTGAATAAATCACATTGAACAAAAACAACATTACTTTTTCTAAATTCTTCAATCAATTTATTAAAGTTTTCTTCTCCGCCGAAATACGAAACAGTTCGCTGATAACTCTCCAGAAAATCTTTAGTGAATTCTCCTGATTCCGTAAAAACCTGTCCACCGAGACATTTAAATGTTTTTTTATGTGGATACTCCTGCATTAATTGCAATGGATTTTTATTACTGTGCATTAGAGTTTCAATCCACTGAATACTTTTTGGATTGAAGTCATATATCACAATTTTACCATCCTGCTTCAGTTTACCCCGATGTAAAATTTCTAAAAACTTGAACCCAGCGGCGGGAAACGCAGCGAAAGAATATTGCTTATTATTAAAATCAATTTTTATTTCTTCACTATTAAGAACCCAAATTTGATCAGAAAAGTTTCGAAGAGTATTAATAAAACGAATTTGATTGGGATTGGTAACTCCACAATTTCGTAATTCTTTTAGTGATTGTAATAGTTCATTGCCGTTATTCTCTGGGTAATAATATGTCCGCTTGGATCGTATCGTGTCATTCCAATTACCGATTTCACAATTACCACGACTAGAAGCATTAAAGTAATTCCATCCCTGCTTGGTATGCTTCTGCGGTTTATATTCACCAGTATAGCGAATCCACAACGGTGTATAATCGTCATGGAAATTTTCTTCGCTTCTTTCTACAACCGGCAGTTCTTCAATTTTCTGTTCCCATGCACCATAACTTGGTTTACCACATTTAATCCAGTTGCGGCTATTAACTAACACAAACTGATGATGTAGCTCGTACCAATCTTCTTTCCATTCTAAGATGTGCCCGAACGCCATGTAGTTGGGACTGGAAAGTATTTCTTCTCTGATCTCAAAGAGGATAGACATGTCATAGATGCGAACACCCGCTGCCATAAACAAGATATTCTTGTAAGTTCCGTGATACTTTGACATACCATCATCGATACTATCACATTCTAAAATTGATAATGTATTTTCGCGCCGCGCCAGTTGGTTAAACCTGAGCGCATAAAACTTAGTATACTCAACCATTCTTTTTGCAAGTTCTTTATTTTTAATCGTCTCAGTCGGAAAAATGCAAATTGCTAAATCTACATCGTTGACAAAATTACCTTGCACGATATTCATAGTATTTCTCGTAAAAGTTCAGCGGGATTTGTAGTAAGTTTACCATGAATAATAATATGGTAACGATATTCGTCGCTATCGTTGATAACAGCGTGTTTCTTACCAATGTCAAGTAAAAAACCAGAACCTTGCTTAAACGGAACAACGCCATGTCCTTCTATCACAAACTCACAACCTTCTGGGTTATTAATCGCAAAATTAAAAGGTCCGAAGATTCTTCCGATACCATCTGTATGTGGCATAATATATCCCTGAGGACTCATTCTCATGATACGAATTCTACCGTAATCTTTAAATGGTAGCGAATCAATTAGGTTTTTTGTCAATGGTAATTTCTCACAGACAGAAGTCCATTTATAGTTTGCTTCTTCTTCGCTGCTAAATCCATACCGATCATAATTTTCAGTTTTGTCGTAATCGATACCGTGCACCGTTAGCGAGTACCAACCCTCGTGACCATAACTTTCAATTTTATCTTTTGCTCTGTGTTCTACAAAAAGTTCGCTAACAGCAGATAACTCTGCTATAATTTCATTGTAGTTATGAGTTCCTGTTGCGTTTACTTGCGACCAGGGCCAATCTGTTTCCCACAGATTATTCGGAAACGTATTGGGATAATTCCATTGCTTCTTTTTGTTTTCTGTAAGAAAGTTGATCAGTTCTGTGTTAGACACAATTATATCTTTTCTTTGCTTATCATAAAATCTGTTCCACAAAAGCAAAGTTTCTGGTTACAAATAACTCCCTTGGTTGGAAGTTGGTAATCCGCATGGTCGTTGATATGAAACATATATCCGCCCTGAAGACAATTCGCAACCTGGACATGTCCAGACCAAGAGACAAACAAACTTTCCAATCCTGCTGCACAATACCATCCAGCAAACTTATTATCACCTTCAGTAATATATTTATTTGACTGTCCATTATATTCTACCGAACCATCGTCGAAATAAAAGTCAGACATCATGGACGAGTATTTGAAGTTTGGATTTACAATCGACGGATCATAATTCATTTCTTTTCTTGGAATTGACATTAGAATACTTTCCTGCTCGGGCGTATAGGTTTCTCCAACGTTTGTTGCTCTCGCTTGTTCAGGAAGAACTCTTACTGCTTCTACTGCAATCTCAGGAATTTCACAACAACGTTGATACATTTCATATGCTTTGTCCCAATATCTAGAATCCATCATGATTCTAACAGTTACTAAAGTTTGCTTTGATGCAACCTTTACCTTCTCTAAAAATTCTGGGTCTTCATAACTTGGATGATAACTAAAGCATATATAACTAAATTTTTGGGCAATTTTTTCCCAATATTTTATAGGTTTTACACCATTTGTAGTTAAACCAATAGTATTATTCTTACTCGTATAGAAAATGTCTACCAATTCTTTAAAGAACGGACTCAGTGTCGGTTCACCGCCGCTGATAGTGCAATGTATCTTTGGGTAGTGGTCAATGAGTCGATAGATAAATTCTTTTGCACGCTCCCATTCATAGTGGTGATTCTTACCAGAATTCAATATTGGTGGACAATACGCGCAACGATTATTACAAATATTATTAATAATCCACGTAAGCAACATTACATTTTCTGTTTGCTGTATTTTTATTAATTTCTTATCCATCATAAAAATTCAATTTCTTTTAGTTCTACGAAAGTGCTAAACACATGTTCATCCCAATGTCGCTTTACGCTTCCTGCTTTTACACTGTAATCCGCAATTGTTCCGCCGTAGCGAGATATAAAATATTCATCGATTATAATTTTTCCAAGTTTAAATCTACCATAAGTCAGTTTATTCAGATCGTCAATGGGAACTTTCTTTTGTAGATTCTCTGGTAACTCAGAATACATCTTTTCCAGTTGTCTTATTTCCCAACCATCACTATCTGGACCAAAATTAATCCAAGTTTCTGCTGCGAATCTTTCCTGGGGTCTTACTTGTTCACGTTCGATTACTTCTAAGTCTTTGTCGGCGACAACCTTCATCCAATCTTTACCAAGGGTGTTATAACCAAGATAAACTTCTCCCCACTGTAGCGTTGGTGTTAACCATAGTTTATCGCGCTCGAGGATAGGAAGATGCAATCCTTGTGGATAATAATCATAAAGAAGTGCCATATTCGGAAAGTCGCCCTTCTTGATGTATAGCAAATCTTCATGAAGGTGGATAAGTTCGTTCAGTTCCAAAAAGTCTTCGTGCAACTCTTGCGACCACCAATTGGCCGTTTGCATCAAATCCTCAAATCTATCGCCATACCGCTCAAACTCTTCATGCAAATAATTGAGTTCAGGTGTAGTAAGTTCTTCGATTTCTTCATACAATGGTAGCGGTTCATCGTAAACAGAATTAATTCTGTTGAGACAATCAGTCAGTCTAGTTCTAACTTTAGAAATCTGACTATAGGAGAGATTAGTGAATCGAGTATTAATGTAAGAATCAGGAGTTTGTTGGTTTTTCTTTGTAATCTCGACCCATCGATTAACAAGATCCGTGGGATACAATGCAAAATGCAATTCGTGTTCTTTACCACAATCATCTAGGAAAACCAGTCTCAAGAGTGTTGCCATATTAAATACCTTTCAATAATTTGTAGTAATCACCATATACTTCTGAAAATTTAATCGGACGCATCAGTTCTAGTGTATCGATGTAATTCATCAAATCGGGGAACTTGTCGGAATCATCTCTACTGGTCATATATTCAAACTGATATTTAATTCTATTAATCCATCGCGGATGATTAACCAGATCAGGATATTCTTCCCACCTCTTGTTAATAATCTCTTTAACGTTCCGCGGTAAAACTGTTGTGCTAAGATATTGGGGCCAATGAGTAGTACCTACGGAAAATAGTCCCTCGTTGCGTTTGCAGATTTTTTTCCATTTACGATCTATAATTGCTTGTGCAAAATCAGGTAGATTGTAGATGTTCATTGCGTGAACAGTAGCAAGAATATTAACAACGATATTATCTGCCGTTTCGTCTAACCGATCAAGATTCTTTGAGATTACTTCCCATGATGCTGGCCAACGAACAAACTCGTTTCTAGATCCCCAATCATCAAGACTTACCATCAATTCAACTAATTTGAATTGACTCCAGAGATCAATAAACTTTTCGCTTAGTTGAGTTCCGTTTGTATGATAGCGCAGTTCAATATTCTTACTATGACCGCTTTCTACAAGTTTTGTGATGAAACGTTCATGCCCCTTGATTAGTAGAGGTTCTCCCCCACCAAAAATAATGTGGCGAATATCACCCATAAACTCATCTAGTGCGTCTTGGGTTTCTAGTTTCTCAAACCAGTCAAAACAATCGGTATTAGCAATACTTTTTGATTTAAAATCCCAATCACTTTTTGCACCAGGACTAGTCAGGGTTTGTGCAAGTTTCTTACTATCATTCAACCACTTACTGCTATCACGAGGACGACACATAACACATTGAAGATTGCATGTATTACCAATGCGCAAATCCAAAGTAATTGGGTTAAAGTCTACGCTACCATCTGGATTTGTAAGAGAGATTATGCGATTAATTTTTTCTGCGCCCAACTTGCGCTTCCACATATCATTCTCGATTACACGGTGACTCTTGATTCCACTTGCTTCTTCTTTCCAACAAGCATTGCATTGAGGAGGTTGTTCTCCGTTGATAAACTTCAGTCTTGCCCGTTTAAACTGCTCACTGTTCCAAATTTCTTGGGGAGTTGAGTCATTGAAGTTTAAATTTGCCTCAGGTGAAGCAACACAGCAAAGTGGAACCTTGCCGTCATTCCAACTTGCAAGATGTATCCATGGCTGGATACAGAAATTTTTATTATCAATCATATAATTTTGCCAAACGTGTATCTAAAACTGATATACTTTCTTTGCGCTCTTCATCAAGTGCGTTAGTATATATACGAAATCTATTTACCATAATTTCCCAATCTTTAAGACGAGAATTCTTAAAAAACCCTACGATGCCTTGAAGAGAATTTTTAGTCATTTCATTCTGAATGGTATTTACTTCACAATAATCTTCAATGAGTTCCACAGCTTCTTTGCGTAAATCGTCGGGTAAGATTAATGCGCTTAGATGCACCGGGTGATGGTTGATTAGAAAATCAATAAAAATATCCTTAGAATATTTCTCACGTAAATCGTCTACCCAAGTAAGGATATTTACAACATCAAATGCATTGTATACTTGAATTGTTGGCGTGATACCAAGATGAACATTTGACATTTGTGCAAATTTTTCAATATTCTTAGAAACTTGCGACCATTTACTTGGCGCTCTAATATACTCGGTCACTGCCCCAATACCATCAATGCTGGCATTAATATTAACGGCATCAAATTGTGAGATTAGTTCAAAGAACTTTGGATTAATATTTGTGCAATTAGTATTAAAGAATAGAGTTATATCTCTGCGACCCTGACGAATGCACTCTTCCATAAACTTATAGTTATTTTTAATTAGAGTGGGTTCGCCACCTGTCATGTAAACTTTTTTCAATGTTGGAATCAGCGAAATAACTTGATCCCAAAGAATATTGTGATCAAACCAAGGTTGGTCCTCCATAACTTTTTCTGGGAATTTACCAAAGGTCTTTTGCCACACATCAGCATAATCGGGTCGGCGAGTAACTAAATCAGTATGCTCTTTTACGATCTGACTGCTATTCCAGGGGTTACACATTCTACACTTTAAATTACACAAATTACCTAAACGCAGGTCGAGATATACGGGAGCAGTTTCAACAAACCCATCTGCTTCTCCTGCAGATTCAATAATCTGCTTCAGTTCTTCTGTGCCAAGACGTTGTGACCATTCCCGCAAACTATGCTGGCGATTACTCATCTTATTATCGTCTTCTTGCTGATAACAAACTGCACATCCAGGAATAGATTCAGCATTAATCATTTTTCTTCGAATATCTCGAATACTTTCTGAGTTCCAAGCATCTTCAATAAAATTATCTCGACATGTATATGCCTCACCTGTATCTTTTGAAACAACATTTGCACGACCTTTGACCATACAACAATACCGCACAGTAGTGTCTGTGTTAATCATTGTGCTTACAAAAGGTATTGCGCACATACTTTTATTATTTTCGAACATGGTGGTTCCGATTAGTTGATAAATTGTTCAAAGTCTCTATTCATTTATAACCCACTGCCATGTATCTATAAAAATGTCCACATTTCAACATTCCTGCATACTGTGGTTCTTTGATATTGTTGATTGTCAAAAAATGTGCTAGATCATCAGCAAGACGAACATGCTCAGGATTAACTAGATTATTTCCTTGGACGATATATTTAGTACCACTAGGAATAGAGTTCCACCAAGCATCATAAACTTCTTGCGTCACATGCTCGGAACTGGTGTTGATAACTAGATCAGGGTGTGGATGATTGAGTGGCATACCATTTTGCATGTTGTGCTGACGAAATGTGATATCGTGATAATACTCATCGATAGCAGCAAACACCTTCTTACATTCAGAGTCCATGTCAGTAGTTAGTATTCGTGCATCAGGAAACTTGTGGGCAATAAACTGCGCAAGAACTCCATACCATCCACCAAAAATTACGATAGATCTATCAAGAGGAGTTACATGTTCCAGTAACCATTTCTTACTCTCTATCTGACTTGGCCAAAAGTTCTCAGAGAATCTGTATGCATTCTCTGGATTATTACGGATGTATTCCATCCAATTCATTACAACATCAAAATTAACCACGGCGCATTTTCGCAATCTCCAAAATTTGTTCGTCATTGATAACAGGTACAGCATTACTCTTATGTAGAACGCTGATACCCTTAATAAGTGTGCCCGTATAGACTTTTTCTTTACGAGTATAGTTTACACCAATACCATCTCCAGAAGGATATTTTTGTCGATGGTCACTGACTTCATATTTAGGTAGAGGTGTGCCACGCAAGTTAGGTTTAAATCTACCTTGCCGATATTGCACATACTCGTCAAAGGTCTTAGTCGAAGAACCAAGGCGTTTCATCTGCTTATTGTAATCTACCCAATCTTGCGCATATCTACTAGTCACGCCTTTGTTTGTAGTTTTGCGCTTTTTAGTATTTGTCGTAGTGTAAGCTGGACCCAACAAATGCATAGTCATAACAATCTCCTTATGACTTTCACAATACAACATATTTGTTTTAATGTCAATAGAAAAAACCGCTTGACTTTTGGTAGCGAATCGTCTATAACTATAATGTAAACAATGAGGTGTGTGATGATTCTTGAAATATCTAGAAATGAAGAAATCCTACTTAAAGAGTTGGGTGTTGCATGGAACGGCTGGCAGTATGAACATGCCGAGTTTCTCGAAATTAATTTTGAACTCGAAGCGAATGGTATTCCTACATATTCGTCTTTTGAAGAGTATCTTGAAGGCCGTGTGGCATATAAAAGGAAGGTTGCATAATGAACCCCGAAGAACTAGAGCAACACTTCCGTCAGATGGAGAAGGAACTATTCGAACAAGAAGTTACTTCGAAGTCGCCCGATACACGCCGTCCCAATCTTTCGGAGGTGATACCTGAAACTCTTCAATACGGCTAATCATCGAGTCGTAATAATCAGATAGATTACCTTGCCAGCACTTCTTTAAGTCGCTGGCAAATTTTTTGGCAACTTCCCAATTACCTTCGCGATAAAATGTAAGGAACTTCTCATGTTGTTTCTCGCCTGGATGGTCAAAGGTTTCCAAAACTGTAAAAATCTTAGCTGGCAGGGTCTTACCTTTAACTGCAATCAAATCAAGTTCAACTACTTGGTATACATCCCTAACCAGTTCGGCCGTTTGTGGTCCGACGATGAGTTTGACGCCATAAGACTTGGTTTGACCTTCCAGACGAGCAGCCAGATTAACGCCATCCCCCAAGCAAGTATAGTCAAAACGCTGAGTGCTGCCCA